CAAAAAAGATACTATGAAAGACTCCAGTCATTGGAGGAGAAATCTGAGAAAGTAGAAGTGGATGGAATTTTCATCCCCAAGAAACTACTTAATAAGAAGAGCAATAGGACTTGTCCTACTTGTAGTTCATATTCGTTCAAGATAAAAGATGATGTCTATATGAACAAATATGAGTGTTGCTATAAGTGCTTTGTTCAATATGTAGAAGGGCGTGAAGAACGCTGGCAATCTGGCTGGAGACCACAAGGAGAATAAAATGGCTACAATGATGGAGATTATTAGAGGGATTTCGCAAGCTTTAACTTATTCATATGACGGCGCACACGACGCTCGTTATACTGATGATGGGGAATCTCATAGCTTCGGATTGAAAAGAGAAGAGGGGGATTCAATTCTTGACAAGCGAGTTATTGACGGGTTCAAAGTGCAATTCCATGGTGATAAATTGTGTATCAAATATCATTCAGAAGTTCAACTGAAAGAAGTCCAAGATAGTAATTTTGAATCAGGCTTGGAAGTGATGATTAACGATATTGCTTCCTTTCTCAAAAAAGAATATAAGAAAGTAACTGGCGATACCTTGACACTGACTGCCGAAGGTGAGGTTGATGCTATCGTTCAAAATACTTCAAGAGTTCGTACTTGGGTCCAGGCCAGTAGAGTTTACAAGATTGGTGGTGTCGATTCTCAGCCTGTTGGCGAAGCAAGCGAAGAGAGACTTACGGACTCTATCAAGAACTGGTTAGCCTTGGGCAAAAACAACATCGCTCGATAAGACCGGGAAATGAATGGGCCATCAACTAACAAAAAAACAACTAATCAAAGAGATTGTTCAGTCCGGCAAAGATCCTTTCTATTTTATTAACAATTACGCTAAAATCTCTCACCCTATTCAAGGATTAGTTCCTTTCAAAACTTATGACTTCCAGAAAGATTTGCTGGAAGACTTTAATGATTACCGCTTCAACATTGTATTGAAAGCTCGTCAGATGGGTATTTCTACGATTACTGCTGCTTATGTATCTTGGCTAATGCTTTTTCACCGAGACAAGAACATCCTTGTTATGGCGACAAAGTTTCAGACAGCATCAAATTTAGTAAAAAAAGTAAAAGCAATCATTAAAAATTTACCAGATTGGATTACAATAGCTAATATATCTGTTGATAACAGAAGCTCATTTGAATTGACTAACGGATCACAAATCAAGGCCGCATCAACTTCCGGAGATGCCGGTCGTTCAGAAGCACTGTCATTGCTGGTTATTGACGAGGCTGCCCACGTAGAAGGGCTTGATGACCTCTGGACCGGCCTCTATCCCACGATCTCAACTGGTGGTCGGTGTATTGTTGTATCAACGCCTAATGGTGTTGGTAACTGGTTTCATCAAACTTACATCGATGCCGAGGTTCAAGCCAACGA